GATTAAAGGCCATGTTTTTTGCTCCAAAAAAGGCGTTCGCGCAAACGAGGGTTTGAGCGAAAAAAGTTAATAAGGGGTTTTATGGGGTATTACGCGACGTCGCCGGGGTAGATAGCGTCGTCGTAGGCGTAGAAAATTTCTTTATATTCCGGCGCGGTAATCTGACAGTTGCTGTCACCGGAGGGGGCGACCTCCTGGACTATCCCATGCCGGGCACCTTTTTCACTGTCGCAGAACAGCAAACGCGGTAGATCAATATCAGGGTCGTCCATAATCCAGTCTTCCGGGTGCAGATCGTCGTTGTAAGGTATGGTAAGAGTGAAATCATCTATCCGCTGCGGCGTCAGCATCCGTGACGATGGACGACTGTTCTGAAACTGTATCCAGCACCGGGGATTTGTATAGCTCCAGTCCAGAGGCTCGGTGACATGTAACGTTATTTCCTGAAAGTCGTATGTCATTGCGTCAATCAGGCTACTTTGGGTTTTCCCGGTTCGAATATCATCTGACAAAATGATGTGGTCACCAAAATCATGGCACCATCCCAGCATTGCAGTTGTAGCCGTATACGTCCGGCGTTGATGGAGATATTTCATTAACCGGCGCATCCCGATACGCCAGGCACGATCCGCTGTCATGACGACATCGATGGTGTAAGCCTCCGTTTTCCGGGGGAACGGATTTTCAGGCGTACGGCACTGTACGGTCTCCTCCGCCCAGGTAACGGGATTGATGTATTTCACATCCACGCCATCAAAATCGTCCTCCGAAGGCACCCTGAATGATGTCTGCATTTCCTCGACAGTATCCTGGGGGGTGATGATTCCGGTCCAGCTTTTGACCCCTTCACGCCCGACGGAAAGTAAGCCGTCAGACAGAAGAAAATACCCCATGCCTGCTTCAGCAATCTTGTCGAAAATATCCTTTGCGGATGTGCTGTCACTGCTTGCCTGATGGTCAAAATACTCGCCTCGTGGCGTCCAGTAGTTAGCCTCAAGCATGTTAATTGTGGAAATGTCGATCTGGTCGTCGCGATAACCCAGACTGCGGGCCAGATGCAGGAATGCCCCGCTGATTGTCCTGTCACCACCGCCATCATAGTTTCGCGTCGCGACAACACTCACACGCTTGTCTGACTGCGCCGCCAGCTGGCCGCCGGTTTCAACCGTGATCCCTATTGTTGATATCCCTGCGTAGGAGGTCGGACGGGAAAGCAAACGACCTCTGAGCGCCTGCCAGAACATGCTGTCTCTCGCGTTGTTGCTCCCCTGCTCGTTGCGGCGGCGGCATCGAACCTCCACCAGCCCGGGAGAAGACAGATCAAAACGCTCTGTAAAACCGAGGCCATTAACGTTTTTAAGCGCGTACACCCCCTGCTTACTCGTCCACCCTGATCCGGAACCATATACGCGGTACTGGATTTCATACTCGACATGGCGAACCCGCTTATTCCCGTTGTTCTGGAATCCGCAAATTCCGTTTGGGAAAGCAAAGTTGACCTCGAAGGCGTCCACAACTTCATTTTGCGGGGAGGCCAGAAAGGGGCCGAGCCATGTTTCATTATCGTTAATACCAGACGCGGCAAAATCCACGACGGTACGGGTCAGAAAACCTGACCAGGTGTTGTCAACGGCACCGTTAACCACTCTCTGTACGGTCGCAGACGATCCGTCAGTCGATGCTATCTGGTATTCGTTACCACGGTGAGCCAGGGAAATCCGCTGCGTGCCGTCCGGCAGGCCAGAAAATGCGGTACCGGAATCGTATGCCAGCCTGACACTGGCTGTGACCGCCGGGCTTCCGCCACTGGATGCTGTACCGGCAGTAAACACAGGGCTGTCTCCAAAAACTGACGCGGGCAGGAATGATGACGAAATGGAACCGCCACGCCACGGGCTGGAGATTTCCACGATACGAATCACGCCGCCGTCATCCTGAGCAATCAACCCCGATCCGGTCAGCCCGCTGGTAATCGCCGCCAGCAAACCGGACATTGTGCCGTAGTCAGCAACCAGGGACAGGGTATAGGTGACGCCCTGCCAGGTCAGGGCAAACGTCTGGCTGGTTGTCGTAAAATCATACGTGGCTGGCGACGCACTGGCGCGCAATGCTGCAGTCGATCCACCCGTTCCCGGAACGGCGTCCTGGTGAGGGGTATACGTGGCAATCTGCAGATCATAATCGGTACCGCTAAACGTCAGCGTTACAGGCATACCATTATATGGCGCCACTTCTTCGACGGCGTCACCTGTCAGAACGTTAAAACCATCCTCAATCGATACCTGATAATTCACCGGCGCTTTCAGAGTGACAATTGCACCCTCAATCCAGCCAGGAGGCAGCTTGTTCTCATCTTCATCATCATCGTTGTCATCGTCGACATCGAGACCTGAAAACGAGACTGAGGCGCCGCTGACGGTCATGGCATCAGCAACGATATCACTGGCTTCAGGGGCAGTCTGAGCCATATCCAGACCTGACCCGCTTGATGTCCCGCCAACTTCTGTACTGTTGAACCAGACCTCGCTGCGACGGTCACCCGCCACGTTATCGCCCGGACCATAGCTGGTATAAGAAAAGCCATCGCCTAACGGCAGAGCAGGAGTTTCACCCACCCGAAAATCACCGCCGGTGTAAGAGAAACGTCCATACCCGAGGCACACAAACATTTCGACCGTCATCCGGGTGGGATCATTGGGGTCAAAGCGAGTGACCGGCTGCACCAGGTAATCCGGATAAATTCTGTTTCTTCCGAATACCTCACGAACAGGATCGCCAAGCTTAGCTGTATTCGCTTTTGCCGGGTTCAGGTCCAGTGATGCTGAATTGCCTGACGAAAACCCGCCCAGCTCTGGTTTCGGGGCGAAAAACAGCGCATAGGCCGTAGAAGCAATAGATACGGCAACCGATACCCACACGGCGATTTCCAGGCCGGTTCCATACGGGATCGGGTAAATCCGCACATCGCTGTCTGGCCGCAGCAAACATAGTGGCCATTCCGCAGGTGGAACAGCCCGGCCGTCCAGTTCGACCGCAACAGGATGCTTTCTGTCCTGCGAGTAGCTCGGGACATTCCTGGCCATCCACTCATGCAGGGTCATCGCGCCATGTTCGTACGTCTCCAGGGGTTCACCCGGCAACCGGGACGGAAAAAACTTTATCGTCATTGCCAGAACTCCACGCGGTTAAAGCGGCGGATAAATCGCGCCAGTGGCAGAAACGTAACCCCCGAGCCTGGATTACATTCCGCAACCTGCAGCTGGTTATCGAGCATGACAACGATCCCGACATGCGTAACCGTTGAGCCCGAATAGCAGGCCACGCCAGCACCTTCGCAGGGCTCGCAACGCTTCAGCGAAAGCATCAACTTTCTCGCCTCCCGATTGAGACCGCCGTCGTCTTTGGTTACACCAGCGAAGTCAGGCCAGAGGGGTAACTCCAGATCACGCCGGATTTCATTCACAATGCCAAAACAGTCGAGTTTCGGGTATACGCGTCCGCCTTTCAGCCAGGTGACTGAACGGTATTTATCAGCGTCAAACATGTTTGCCTCAGATTAGTAACGTAAGCCAGGATGCTCTGCGAGGTTGTAACGTTTACGGGGCCAGGCTGTTTTGAGGATATTCATATAGCCTGCCGTGACCTGTACTGCTGTCGGGGTCCAGGAGCCGGATTTAATATCGAGCGTATACGGTGATGATGCCGGGGCAGACAGATCGGATGAAATGTACCGCCGGAATGTCAGCGTGGCTGATTTCATTTCATCCAGAACTTTATCGATGGCTCCAGAAACGACACCGTCAATATTACTCAGGGCGAATTTCAGATCCTGCGTTCCGTCCGCATTTCGCGCTGGCAGTGCAATTTCTATCGCGCAGGCTTCAAACGTCGCCGGCTGACCATTTTCCAACGTTACGGAAACGTCATCCCAGCCGCTGGTTAACCAGTAGTTATCATCGCCAGCCGATATCTGCAGCGTGTCATGGATAACCTCCGAACCGCTGCTGGCATATAGCCGCTCAAGAATTGTCATGCTTCGGCCACTCTTTGTTTAGCGCAATATCCAGTAACGACTGACCAGCGAGCCATTCCGGGTAATTTCCCCATCCAACCGGCGGTAACGGTCGTTCCCATAATTCCAGCGTTGCGCTGTACTGCCAGTATTTTGGCGCGACCAGCGTCGGCCCTTCGTAAATATCCACGAACCTGGCTTTATAGGGCTTTACCCCGATGGGAGTCTGGAGTTTCAGATAGAACCATGACTGACCATCTTTAAGCGCATCCCTGAAAAAAGCCTCAAATACCTGCGCCAGCGCATCAGTCTTAAAAATCCATTTAACTGATGCCTGGGTCGGTGTTGAAGTGTATCGCCTTCGCTGCTGAGCGCGACCGGACGTCATTTCCGTTCGCAGTATCGGTGATATGGGCTTAAAACCGTACCCGTCCATCAGCGGCATAGGCAGGTACTCATCCGGATAGATAATATCCGCCATTAACTTTCCCTCCGGGCTGGTTTATCGTGGTTTTTTTGGCTGTAGGTTGGAGTAAATAGCCCGGCCGAATTTCTTCTGTGGGTTATTTACCTCGGCGGTTAAGGTGTTAACTATCCGCTGTTCAAGAGCATCATTTCTTCGCTCTACAGCCTGCATCGTTATGTCATCGGGTTTGCCGGTGAAGGTGCTTCGTGCGTCCACGCTGACAGCTATCCGTGGCTGTGCCTGAATCTGGCTTGCTGCGCTCTGTACTGCAGGGGACTCACGACCAACCGCACGAACACCCAGCGAACCATCAGCCCCACGGGTCAGCGGCATAATTGCTTCCGGACCAGCTTCACCGAACACACCAGCCCCTTTCGCAAAGGCAAAATACTGCGGAGTGCTGTATACACCGCCGCTGTATGCGGAAAGTGAAGGCGAATCGTAGACACCACCGAGGGCATTAAAGGCAAAAGACGATCCAAAGCTTTGCAGCGCAGTTCCACTACTTGCAGCTCCACTTGCTCCACCAAAAAGACTACCGAACATCCCACCAGCACCACCGCCGAACGACGCCATAATCGCTTTGGTGATTAACGCCTGTGTTGCCATCTGGATCAGCGTCTTAATCACCGTTTCACCCAGAGAGCTGAAGATATTCGACATCCCATCTTTGAACGAGGTCGCACCAGTCAGAACACTGGTCAGGTTGTTGGAAATGGAGTTCGTGGTGTTATTGAGAATCTCGCTGGTTGCTGATGCTGCCATTGAACTGAGATCAGCAGCCTGATCGGCGTAGTTCATCAGTGAATCGCTGATCCCAGCCCGCCAGTCTGACTGCTGTTCATCGGTTTTCTTGTAGTAGTCTTCCTGAATCTGGAGCCGTTCAGTAAGCGCCGCCTGTAGCGCTTCCGTTTGCTGTTTGTACAGGTCCTCAGAAATCTGACCTTTGCTGAAATCCCGCTGCAGGTCCCGCTGCTGTTTGAGAAAATCAGTACGAATATCCGCCATTTCCTTCATGCGGTCGCGGGCCTTTTCCCCTATCCCGGCACCAAGAAAATCAATATCCCCCCTGTCGCGTGCAGCAGCGTTGCTGTCAGCCAGCCCCTCACGGAACGTTTTTAACTGTTCAGCAATGTTTTTCTGATCGATAAGTGCAGCATTGTGCAGAAGGGTTTCTTTTTTAGCTTGATCGAGTGAGGCTAACTCCCCCTGAACTATCTGATATTTTACTTTTGCCAGTTCATTGCTTTGTCCGGCGAGTGCAATCTGTTCTTCTTGTTGTTTAACAATACGGGTATATGCATCTTCATTTTTTTCTACCTCTGACTTTCCGCGAGGTTTTTTTTGCGATTCGTTAAGTTTAAAGTCTGTAGCAGCATTACCTTGAATAGCTGCGATCTGCTCATCCTGCCCTGGTAAAATATTACCTTTATTATCAGTTCTAACCGCTCCCTGTTTGATGGCATCCTGAAGCGCTTTAAGCTTAGCCCGCTCAACACCTTCTTTTTGAGAGAGGGCTATACTCTCCTTCTGTTGCTTTATAAAATTATCGTAAGCTGTGTTGGTTTGAGCTGCTGGGGGCTGGCCGCTCCCAGAACGTTTTTTTAATTCGTCCATGAATTGAATGGTAACTGAGAGCGAAGTTGCCATTGCTTCATTAACATTCAGCGCATCAATTATCGAGTTTTTTATTTTATCAAAAGCAACTGCCGATGCCTGAACTTTTGAGGCTAATTCTGTTTGTAAATTATTTTGCGCATCTACAGCATTGTTTAATTGAGATGTAGTATCAGCAATATCGCGGGATATTTTGTTATATTCCCGCTGATATTTAGCAGCGTTCTGTACGTAACCATTATTTTGATCATTCTGAACGCCCATTTGTCGAGCGAGAGACGTATATTTCTGAACTTCAGCAGCTGCCTCGGCTTGAGCATCCCTCAAGTCCTCCAGCTTATCTTTGAGCGCGTCAATGGATTCACCAGAATCGGCAATAGAGCCTCTGATTTGAATTTCGCTCATGGCTTTCGCTTTTTCCACCACCTCATCAAGGGTGGAGGCATACTGTATAGCAGACTGACGCGCCTGTTCCTGGTTCTGATACCAGGTATACCAGGCGCCTGCCCCCAGCATCAAAATCCCTGGAATGCCACCAAATAAGGAGGATACGCCAGCCCATGCCGTTCTTGTAACAGAGGTTAGCGCATTCAGCCTCTGGTTTGACATTGATAGCTCATTAACGGTCGCGGTCTCGGCTTTGTTAGCCTTTACCATATCCATTGAGTTTTTGGCCAGAAGTGTTCTGATAGTCGCACGTTGTTTTTCAGTCTGCGCCAATTCTAATTGAGCCACGAGCGATCGTTGATTTGAAAGGAGAAGTGATTTTTCTGATTCGATCTGTGCAAGCGAAGCATTTGCCCCCTCAATTTTGGCCGCTGTACTCGAAATTTCTGCACCTCTGGCCCGTATAAGTTCTTCGGTGTGCGACTTTAATTGCAACGTCCAGTTACCAAGAAAACGGGTAACTCCAATCGCCGTTAATGCCCCTGCTGCCATTGCTACTGTATCAATGTTCTCTGCCAGGGAGTCAAGCCCACCAGCAAGCGCTGCAGAGGCACCATAAGCATCGTTTGTACCGCCAACCCAAGCAAGAAAAGCATTTTCAACCTTTTGAGTTGAGCCTGAAACCGTTTTTGGCATTGATTCAAATTCAGCCTGCATCACTCGCAACTGAGCGGTAATGGCCGGAATCACTTTATCTATTGTCAACAGTCCGTTATCAGCCATCGCCTTGAGGTCTTTACGGGCAACGCCCATACCTGCCGCTAAAGCACGGATGATTCGATCACCGTTTTCGTTAACAGAGTTGAACTCCTCTCCACGCAATACTCCCTGAGCTAACGCCTGGCTGAACTGCGTGATAACAGAACTAGCCTCAGACGTGCTGGCCCCAGATAATTTAAGACCCGTGCTGATAGCCTCGGTTACTTTCAGTACATCGCCAGAGGAATAACCAAACTCACGCATTGATGCTGCCGATCGAGCAAATAAACCTGCGTTATCACTGAACGCCGTCCCTGTTTTCTGGCTGATATCCATAAGTAATCGTTGGGAATTGGAGAAATCATCGGTTGATGTTGACGCCTGTTTTAAACGTGCATTCACAGAACTCCACTCATCAGCAAGGGCGATTAGGTGCCCAGTCGCAAAAACTCCGGCAAACGCACCAGCCATACCCATAGCTGCGTTTTTAGTTTCTGACAATTGTGCAGATACTTCGGCTAGTGCCTGTCTTGTCTCGCGTGCGGAAACAGCCGCCTGCCGGCCCCCCCTTTGCATTGTCTTATAATAATCGGACCCCATGCGAGAGGCGCGAGCGATCTCAGTCTGAAAGGACTGAGAATTAGCTGAAACTTTTATAATTAATTCGCGAAGGGTTGCCATTGCTATTCCTCTAAAAACAAAAAGCCCCGCTTGTGCGAGGCTCTTAATTTAATTCATTAGTTTAATCAATCACTCATCCTGACCGCATACCTTATAATAAAAATCCAAATCAGGACCAATGAGGGTTTTGTATATCTTCTTATCATCAATAGTATAGCTTACACCTTTAGAGAAAAAACCTTTCGATTTCATTGTTAAAGCCAACTGAAACTTTGAATAACCAGCATAGGCACCGTAGCTATTTTTTGAATTTATTTCACCACAAACAAATCCGCCAACCAGTCCATCTTTTTCACCTGCTTTTACAAACCTTAGATAGCGAAACTTTGAACTATCTGGATCTTTCATGTCAGCAGCAACTTCCTTTTTAGCAATATCTATTGCTTTTTCTTCGCCGGGCTTACATCCGGCCAGCACTAAAATGGATAATGCCAAAACTATTAATTTTTTCACACAGCGCCCCTGTTGGTAAAGATATGAGTAAATCCTACCATTGGTTAAGAAAGACTTCAGCTATCGTTGTTTAATTCAAGCTGACGCTGCAAACAAAGCGGCCTCTAAGGCTGCAAAAGGATCGCTGTAGTTAGTCGCCGTGTATCGATGAAAGCCCACGCCGTGCGCTATTCAAAAACCACGGATTTGTGTTTTTCACGCCTCAAAACCAGGCAGGTACATTTGAACCTCATCGACCACACGGGCGCGAGCTGCCAAAAGCAGGCGTTTGCGACCACCAGATCCCCATTTTCCCATACGGCTTGCGCACTGACTCACTTCCTTGGTTTCGGTGTTTATCACATGGTCAATTTTATTTAAGCGAGCCATAGCATCAAAGCCATTACGGATCAGCATCTGGAATGTCTCGTATACCTTAATCTCGAATAATGGGTTAAGCCACGCAGCATAACGGATGGCAATTAGTTCGAGTCCCCATGACCCCTGAAGCGGACCACCTTTGATGGTTAATACCGATGCGATTTTCTTCGCATCGCTCAGGGCCTGTACAAACCGTCTTACTTGCTTTGTTTTGAGGAATTCACCAGGCCGCTGTGATTCGGTGGCTTTGCCTTCCGCCACAGCCGCTGCATGAAGATCGTTGAGATTGTAGCGACCTTCACCGTCAACACGAACGGAAACGCCGTTTACTGATACGGTTGGATATTTCATCGTATTTACCTTTCTGTGGTGCGAGCCTGTTCGCGTAGACATGGGCAGCCAAGAGCGGAACGATGAAATCCACCGCCCTGTCTCAGACTCACACTACGGAAAGCTCTTGCTGGAAGATGCGCACGCGAATGCGCTTTAAATTGCAGATAAAAAAAAGCCCCGCGTTGAAGCGAGGCTGGAGACGATTCAATTTTATTCCGATGCTGCGAGCAAAGCGGCCTCTAATCCGGCAAATGGATCGCCACTGTCGATTACCTCATCCTCTTCTGTGCTCCACTTGAGTTGAGCATCTTCGATGGTGACTTTACCGCCCTGCGCCCCGTACATAGCTGAAACCAGCTGGGCATTGAGAATATCGCCACGGATATCACCGATCGGGCTGATACGGTCGAATTCAGCCCACATTCTGAATTCGCCAACCGTCATGGTTTGTCGCAGTTCGCCCAGCGTGCGGCCCATCCGGAGCGCCAGCGCCATCAGGAACTGCATGCCAGGCATTTTTACTTTGCTTTGGCATCATCCGCATCACGAATGAGATCAAGCGCCTGTTTCAGCAACCGGGAATGGACAGGGCCATAAATTGCTTCAACCTGTTCGGTATCATCGACGGTGAAAACGTACTTCAGGTCGGTATCCAGCAGAATATCAATGAAGAGTGTGACATCTGCCCGCATCGTGCGGAACGCGCGTTCTGAAGGGGTCAGTTCTGGCACCTCTGGCGCTTCCTGCCCTTCCGGTAGTTTTGGTTGTTCCGGGCTGGCAATCCCCTGCCAGCGAATCCAGGCCTCAGCCGATGGTTCACGAATGATAACTTTGGCGTTTTCCCATTCCGGAACGGTGACTTCTTTTTTACGAAAACCCGCCATCGGGGCCAGTGCCAGCGCTTTAAGATTCTGTTTTGACATTAAGTTTATCGCCGGTTTCCCGGCGCTCCATTAACTGATGGTGACGGTGCAATCAGATGAGGTGATAACGTTCGCCGGAGTGGCAGAGTCAGTGACTACACAGGAGTAAACTCCGGCATCACCAGAAACTGCACTGGCCTTATTAAACGTTGCGCTGGTCTGCCCGCTGACGGTTGACGAACCTTTTTTCCAGACGTAGGTATAAGGTGCAGTGCCACCCTGGATGACCACACCCATTGTCAGGGCGCTTCCTGCCGCTACTGATAGCGAAGGTGAAAGATCGTTGATGAATGACAGAATACCTGTCGAATCAATATTGCTGGGCTTACCTTTCAGACGCAGAGAGAATGTTGCAGCAACAACACCGTTGGTCTGTGAATCCCAGGTATGCTGACGAACTTCGGCGCGGAACAGGAAGCCATTCCCGGAAGGGAACACAACCTTAAAGCCGTATACGCCGTCATTATCGTAAGCAGTACGCAGCGTATCCTGCGCCGGGTTGCGGTAGAAGTTACCGGAGAGAGACATCTCAGACGGTGCCGGGAGCCCGTTGATATTCTCCGTTTCTTCTGAGCATAGCGTTGTCACGTCAATATCGTTCTTCTGACCAGCGGTAAAGCTGGCCTGTTTAATGGTGCAACTCAGGTTGAGCCAGGTCGCCGATGCCAGCTCTTCCGCAGTGACCGGCACTGATGTAATCATTACTACCGTTTTTTGGGCGCGTTCAAATAGTGCTGACATTGCAGCCTCCATAAATGAAAAAACCGCCAGCGGCGGTCAGGTTGGATTGGTTTCAGTCAGGCAATGACGGTTATTTCAAGCGTTGCCCGATGCAGGTGAGTTGTAGTGTCGTAGCCGGGGATTTTTGTCACCTCGGTAGGAGAAAGCACTTCAAGCCGGGCAAGGACCTCAAGCCGCAACGCCCTTGCCTCATCGTTAGTTTCTGCCCACACGTCTACCTGAATGTGCAGCGTCGATTCGGCCTGCCCACAGAACACATCACCGGATACGTCAGTCGGTATCGAGAAAATGACGTAAGGAGCGGTAACATCTGGAAGACCATCGCCGCCCAGCGGCACCACATACGGATAAACCCTCCCGTCTGCCAGCGGCGACAGCAGGTCATAGATATCATCCTCTGTCATTTCGCCAGCACCTCATCGATCGCCTTGTTCATTCTCTCCATCGCTACCTTTGCGGCCTCTTCCTGTCGGGTATCAAAAGCGGGGCGAACAAAAGGATGTGCCGGGGCCGTAGATGTTCCCAGCTCCACGAAGCGCCAGTAGAAAGCATTCCGCTTGTTGCTGGCCTTCATGGTGTTGTCGCTGTTCCCCGTTCGCGGGTTAACGCCACGAATATGCACCCCCGATGCGATTTCCCCACGGCGACGGCTTTTCTGGGTGACGACAACAACGTTTTTCTTCAGTTTTCCGCTTTGCTCAGGAGCCCGATCAATCACTTCCTGCCGGAGGACTTCAGCCCCGGCCCGAGTAGAGTCCCGGAGGACTTTGCTGTTTTCGGCTTTGCTGAGGATTTGCAGGTCTCGGGCGATATCCTCTAAGCCGGAAAAATCCAGATTCACATCAATCATTTTTCGGTCCCCTGTTTGCAGAGAATTTCCAGCCGGGTACCTTTGCTATCTGGCACCGGAGGCCCGGTGACATTCAATGTCACTCCTTTGTAGGGGCCGTTCAGGACAAGAAGCCGCGATGATGCCGAAATATCTTTGCGATATCGAACCCAGACACGAACTGTCGCATCTGCCCTTTCTGCTCCTGCTGTCAGGTTCTCTCGTCCACTGATTCCCTTTACCTCTGCCCAGATAGTGGCGCCGTCAGACCACTCTTCTGTTGGCTGACCACTCGGTGTTCGCGTAGCAATAAAATTTCGGATGGTGATCCGATGCCGCATTGGTCCAATTTTCATCATCCCCTCCGGCTAAACACCCATTTGAATTCGCCAGGGATTCAGCAACCAGCGTGCGGGTCCTGGGATATCAGGACTCAGATCATCCCCGCGGTTTTCATACAACCAGCCCACTATAAGAAGAACCGCGCTCTGAATGGAGGGCGTGATGATAAGCGGACGATCGCCGGCACTTTCATTCTCAACAGCACTATCCAGAGCAGCCTGGTCAGCAAAAAAGCGACGGTTAAGAAACTGCATAGCAGCATCCTCCGCAGCGGCAAGATACCCCTCCACCATCGTTTTATCGATTTCATCATCCAGCCTGAGATGTTCCATGGCTGTTTCAGTGTTGATTACCGTCATAACCATTACCCTTTGGTTTCGGGGGCGCGGTTCATTTTGTTATCAGGGACTTCACCAACTATCGTCACCAGCCCGTTACCTTTGAGCTCGGCAGCACGTAAGCGAGAGACATGAAAAGGATCATCGGCGGGCGTCCTGAAAATATCCCCATCCATAAAACGCCGGACAGGCTGAACCTGAATAGTCCCGGCCTCAGTGGGTTCTGGCGCCGCATTTTTACCGTCGGATACAGACGGTTCATCCACATTTTTTCTGGCCATCACAATCTCCTCAGAAAGAGAGGGCCGCTAAGCGGCCCTGAATTGTCAGCCGCCAGAAGCGGTTACATTACCGGTGACAAATGCTTCCGGACGATAAACTGCTAACGCCAGACGCTCTTCCGCACGAATGGTGACCATGTTTTTAATAAAGTCATCTTCGTTCTCAGTGGAGAGCAGCACTTCGATATCCATGCGATCGAAGATTTGCGCAGCCATGTTGAAGGCTCCAGTCAGGAAGTTGTTCTGCGCCATAGCCTGAGTTTCCACAACAGGAAGACCCCAGATCCGTGGAACACCACCATTGACCGGCTGCGCAATGATGTAGCGGCCTTCGTTATCTTTGGTTAACTCGATGCCTGCCCAGTCAATAGGGTTCAGTACAAAACCAGACGCCGGATATTCTGCAAGAACGGCCTGCAGAACAGCCAGGCGAAGACGGTCGATCGGCGTGGCGTTGGACAGGGTAAGCGCTGGAGCAAATTCTGTTGCCTGCGGCAGAATACCGAGGATATTCGCGCCGGTGCCATCGCCGCTCAGCAACTGCTGCTCCTCTTTAAAGCGAAGACCATACTGAGCACGGCCATCGATATAACTGGCCAGACCGGGCGCATCGTCCAGGATCTGACGGGACGCTTTAAAATAATGCGCAATGGTACGAACCGGTGCACTTTTCAACTCAAACTTAATGTCTGATTTTGGCTTCAGAGCACCTTCCGCCACAGCTGCAGCATTATTGGTAAACCCCGTTTCCTGAACGAATTCAATACCGTTGGATGCAGTATTACCGGGGATCAGCAGGTTACGGATGGTCAGAGTGCGTTCCGGTGGTGCGATAATGCCCTGAACACGATCGGAGACCACCAGACTGTTGGTTGTGCTCACGCCAGTGCCCGTAGTCGCCGGCACGTTCATAATATCTTTCTGTTCCAGCTTGACGCGGATGCTCTTACGGGCCGAACTGTCCATGCCTTTGAACTCTTCACTTTCGACCACCAGCTCACCGAGCGATTTTCGCTGTGCAGGTGCATCGTTCGGGCGGCGTGCACCTTTTTGCTCCAGCTCAGTGAGACGTTCTTTCAGCTCGTTCATCTGATTAATGCTTTCGTCCGTTCTTTGTTTCAGTTCCAGCGAAACGGTTTCTCCTGCCTCCATTTTTCTCTTCACGTCTTCGCCGAAGTTTTTGACCTGATCAATCACCATGGTGAGCTGGGAGGAGATTTCGCCAATACTTTGTGGCTGATCGTCAGCCGATTTTTTCTGGTACATATAAATCCCTTAGAGAATTTTTGGGAGAGAAAACTGGCTCAGTTGCTGGCGCATCGCCGCAATAGCCGCTTTGGTTTCGCCGTCTTCGCCCCCGGACTCACTCCGGTCAAGCAGATAGGACAGTCCGCGGGAGGCGACCGCGGCGGACTGACTTTTCGAGAAACCTGCCTCTCGCAGGAACTTCTCAAATTCAGGTAAGGAAGGAAGATCACCGTGTGACAGCTTCGACTTAATGACGTCAATACGCGCATCATCATTGGCCGGCACGGTAACAATGGAGATTTCAACCAGGTCGAGCTTCGTTAAGGTGCGGATCCGGGTTTTCTCATCGTAATTTGACTCACGGACGTAATAGCCAATGGAAAGGCCGGTAATGGCACGGGTTTTCATGCCCCGCCAGGCGGTTTTCGCGTAGGCCGCGTCTTCAAGCCACAGGGCCCCTTCACCAAAAAGCCCATGTTTATCTTCTTTCAGGGTCGAGATGTCCCAGTTCCCGATGGGTTCGCCGGTGCGATGCTGCCAGAGAACCGGGAACGTTCTCCCCTTCGCCCGTGTTTCCTCGATGCTTTCGAGGAACGCACCCGGCGCCACGACTTCGTTGTAACTATCGACAACATCGAAGACAGAACCGTATCCAGAAAAAAGGCCGTCATCGTTGACGGCCTTAATATCGAAGTTGAATGCCTTTACTTTCATGGCTGCGTTTTTCCGGTACATTCCGGCGTCTCCTCTGATTTAATGCCAAGCCATTCCCGCAGTGCGTTTTTGGCCGATTCACTGTCGCCGGACTTGCCAAGCTGATCTATCGGCAGCAGGTTAGATTGAACGGTTAGTTGGTCAGCGCCAGGTTTTGGCTGAAGGTTTTCTTTTTGCCGTGCTTCATTGCGGGTCATCAGACCGTTCTGGGTCATCGTTGAGTAAAAAGCGGCACGGGCGGCGCTGTCGGCACGTAAGAGACCTTCGATGGAAAACTCTGCGAAGTACTTATTTCTTTCTCCCGGAGCCAGGAGGCTTTTACGAATCGCCTGCTCAATACGGGTAAGCCATGGACGAAGTGAAAACGTTAAAAAGCCAATCAGCATCTGTTCGACGCCACTTCCCCACATTGTCTGCCCCTGGGCACTGTGTCCAATCAACCCCGGCCATACTCTGAACCACCGACAAATCTCTTCGATATTGAATGCCCTGGACTGCAGCATCTGGGCGTCTTCCGGGTTGAGGTCAACTGGCTGAAACTTCATTCCCGCTTCAAGAACCATCATTTTCCCGGTATTCATGGATCCAGAAAATTGTTCAACCATGCTTTCACGTACTTCATTGCGCTGCTCTTTTTTCAGGATTTGATCCATTGAGAGAACGCCACTGGGCCGCATACCATTTTTAAAAACTTTTGCGCTGGCTTCATCTGTTGCCATTGCCAGACCAAGTGTCTGTCGGGCATAACTGACAGGTGACAGGCCCATGACACCATTGGTGCTGAACGCACGGATGTGCATGATGTCCCGTTCATTAATGTTTCGGGATGTACCTGAAGGCCAGTCACGGTAGGTATAAATAGGATCTCCGCTGCTACTTAAATCAACCTTCATCCTTTCTGGCCTGAGCGGTACAAGCGAGGTAATACGCTTCCCGGTACGGTCGATTTCCGCGTAAGCATTCCCCCATAAAAGAAGGCTGGCCATGATCATTTCCCAGAACTCCACAGCGGTCATGTCAGCATTCGGCTGATTATGGAGGAGCTCATAAAGCGGGTGATCATTTGCACTCTGGCGACCATCAGCCGTTTTTTCGTAAAAACCTACAGGCAAAGTCGCGATGGTTTCGGATAACAGCCTTACACATGACCACACTGCCGATAACTGCAGGGCTTTATCAACCGTAACGGATTTGCCTGCTGCGGACTGCCCACCAGCATAAGCAGCCCAGAATTCACCGTCTGTAAGTGAGATGGGTACGCCGAGCCACCGGCGAACGGCGCTTTTTATCCGGCCTGGCTTCTTATCTTTATTCATGGTGACTCACACAATGATGGGATTACTGAAAAAGTCGTCGATATCGCCAGAATCATCCTCATAGCCTTCGGAGGCACCGATTGCCATAGCGCCCGCTACAATGCCGTCGATACGCCCGGTACTTTTTTTCTTGGCAAAAATTCGGTTTTCTTTCTGATCAGCCTCCGTCACTGCTGAAGCCGCATTCCAGCGAAGACAAGGGTTCGTCCTGATGATAATGACGCTGTCATCAAGCAACTCTTCAAACAATTCGATGGAGTGAGGCATCCACAGCCCGGAATCTTTCGCTTTGTAATACCCTTGCCCATGAGGGATTAAGGGAACAGAAACAGATGCTTCCTCAAGCTCCGGCTCAAGATATTTAATGCGATACTGGTCGAAGGCGATGGCCTTGATATCAAACTTCTCCGTCAGATCTGCAATGCGCTGGGCAACAAAGCCGTATTTCACTGCTTTGCCAGGTGTGGTGTGGATGTGACCATCGCGCTCCCAGGCGTCATAAGGTACCCGGTCCGTTTTGGCCCGTTCCAGTAACGTATCTTTCGGGGTCCAGAACTCCACCAGCAACTTACGTTGTTTTGGAAAAAACAACGCCAGTGCCGTCAAATCACGCGATCCGGACAGGTCTAAACCGCCATAGCATTCCTCACCTTCCAGTTCATCTGGATCAAAGCTCTCCTCACAACCCATCCAGACATCACTGCTCATCCACGGATTAGCCGCGTCAACCCACTGACAGAAGTTAAGACGTCTGACGATGCTCTCTTTCGAAGGCATCCCGCGGGCCTGAGTCACCTGCTCACGAAGATAGCTTTCTTCAAAGGTGTGACCCAGCGAAGGGTTAGCTTTTTTCCAGCAGGACTCATCCTTGAAAGGATCGTCTCCTTCATCCAGAGAACAAATGAAGGCAAAAAAGCTGTCATCTTCTATCGAACCGGCAGAAACCTTTCGGCCGTATTCGTGATAGTCATAGCAGACGCTCGTTTTATCGTGCCCACTGTTGGTGATCATGAAAATCAGCGCCTGCCGACGACCTTTGGTACCGGCACGCATCATTTCAACAACCTGATTGCTTTTATGCTCGTGAACTTCATCAATAAGAGCGCAATGCGGTCGCGGGCCGGACTGTCCGTCATCTGAACTGATTGGACGAAAGAAGGAACCAGACTGAAGAAAAGCCAGGTTCCATTCCTTCCCGGCACCACCTGATTTCTGAATACGTGCGGAAAGAGCTGGAGACTGATCGACCATCGCCACCGCATCACGGAAAAGGACCATTGCCTGGTCTTTCTTCGTGGCAGCGGCATAAACTTCAGCGCGTGCTTCTTTATCCGCAGTGAGACAGTAAAGCCCTATACCCGCAGACAGAGGGGATTTACCGGATCCCTTCCCGGACTCCACATAGACCATTCGGAACCGGCGAAAACCTCTGGCGTTTTTCCAGCCAAAAATCGAACCGACGATGAAGCACTGCCATGGCAGCAACACGAAAGGCTCGCCTTCGAAATCACCACCATTGAGCTTCAGAACTTTCGCAAAATAGTCAATCGAGCGTTGCGCCGCCTCAACATCCCAGTGCAGACCACGGGCATGACATGACTGCAGATCGTTAAGGTGGCGCTGGCATGAGTTACGTATGTCAGGACCAGCCAGTTCTTTGCCCGAGGTTACATCCATCGCATATTGGGTTGCAGGATCAACCGAAGAACTTGTCGAGCGTGTCCTCTTCGGGGTCTTCGCCATTCACTTTCACCTTCGTCCTTGCCGCTGGCGTCAGACCGAATTCAACCAGGTAACTTTTAAAACGGCGGTCGGCATCGGCCAACATCGAAACGGCCGGGTTAGCTTTGATAAGAAAACCACCCTCGGTCTGGACGGTATAGGTTCTTCCCTCTACTGCGATGGTGTCGCGCAACTGAAGAATATCAGCGTAAATATCGCATAGCCGTTCAAGGGCTAAGGTGTCGGCAACCGTTAAAACCCCCATCCCGTCAAGGAGAACAGTCAACCTTCCCCAGGCAACCTTTCCCCAGTCGGTCAGGTGCGCCGGCGGGCTTGGAATTTCTCGCGCCGGAGTCGGTTCTTTATCGTTGAGTTTACGTTTGCCCGGGTTGCCGGAGACCACTTTGAGGTGGGTCGGTTTCGGGCGTCGTCCTGCCATCGGAACCTCCCGGAAAAAAACTTTTCATTTCGCGGTTGTGCACAAAAAGGATGGGCGGCGGTCATTTGGGTTCAGGGTTCTGAACTTTTGACCCTCCCCTCCCCTTCAGATGAGAATTGATATCAATTGAATGCTAATGATTTCAAATGACAATCACTTTTGGGATGTATTGATAATGGTTATCACTTAAACCAATGAGAAGCCGGGTCCAGTGGCATCCCGTTTTCATCGCAGCCGATCACGGTGCCGCGCTTCTCCATCCGCTGCTTCGTTGAGTCATGGTGCTGCTTACACAGCCCTTGCCAGTTCTTCCGGCTCCAGAAAAGCTTTTGTGCTTTCGCTATTGCCTGACTGTCACCAGAGCTCAGAGCCTCTTTCAGTTTATGCGGGATGATATGGTCAACCACCGTTGCGGCAGTTACTCGTCCCTGTTCGTGACACATTGCGCATAAGGGATGAGCACGCAGAAAGATAAGACGCTCACGGTCCCACTTGCTGCCGTAGATGCGGGGCTCTTTGTTCATGCTCTCATCCTGTTACCTAGGTGAGCGCTCTATCCTCACCAGTCCATACAATGTTTGCCGCTTTACTTGATCGTTCTTACCCTAAATCGCCATCGGCTATCCAACACGGCGGTAATTACCTCGCCTTTGACATCATCGGCTGAGTAAACATGCTTTACTTCAACACCGTTAAGATAAACCCTGATGCGTTCACTACTTGGTGTTATGTATTCGCCGGGATCGTCATCCAGAACTTTAAGCCGCATATAACTGGAAATAAAAAAGCCCCGCACAAGCGCTGAGGGATCCCCATAAAACAGCGCTAATAAACCAGCACCATACTTCGGTAGGCTCTGGCGAGGTGGTTAAGAACGGTGCTCAGCACCGTTCGCCTTAATATTAGCGGGGAGTGTCGCAGGACA